CGAAGAGTGTCCTCGCGGCGACGTACCCGCAAATCGCCGATTCGCTCTCGATTCCGCCGCTCGCCAAGACGCTCCTCAAGGCGGGTATCAAAACGTTTGTTCGCTCGCCGACAAATGTTTCCCAGTTCCAGCACCGTACGTATAACAACAAGCATTCCCGTTCTTTTCAGAATCGGAACCGTAGATTCCGCGGTAATCGGCGGCACCTACGTCGCAAACAGTCTCGCAAATACTCCTCCTCTTCCAAGTTCCGGTACTCCCGTCGCTCAAGGCACGTACCCTATGCTTCAATTACGTACTCCCGCAAACGTAAACGTGGACGCAAATAGCACGGCCTCAACAATGGTCATGCCGGCCACCACTACATATGCAGCAACTGCAAACTACAGTCATATGGGTAATATCTATCAAAAGTATAGGGTACTCAAGACAGACATTACATTCAGTCTTTTAAATAAGTCAGCATCTCTCGATCAAGGCAACTCTGCCAAACAAAACATTTCTTGTTTCAATCAATGGGCTTCAGATGATCCCGATCTGGTTCTATGGAATCCACTCGCACAACGTACTTGCAGACCCGCAGTATTAAATCTGTCAAAGTCAAATACTACAACTCTTCATAATGGATATACTCATCCATCAAAATCTCATTTCTCTGTCTCTCCACGCTCTCTCGTGAAAGACATGACTACCACTACCTCTGGTAACTACGATGGCACGTGCACACCAGGCGTAGCCGGTGGTATGCCCACTTACAACGCACCAACAACTCCCGTCTATCATGGATGGACAATGCATCAATACGGTCCTATCGGTTCAGATGGAAGCTACACTTCAACAACAATTCCTGCTTCCGGTTTTATGACCGTCACCTACTTAACGAAGTTTTTCGCACCTCATGCCAACTCGGATTTCCCATCTCCTTTGTAACCAAATATATCCAAAAGTTCCAAATCCGGTAATCCTCCCGTGCCTTTCTCCCTTGGGGGTCTGGGGGGGCGGGAGCCGCCCCCAGGAGCGCCCGCGGAGGGCACCCGGAGGGCGGAGTCCCGACCAATGTTAGATCATGGCTGGAGGGAGGCCCGCAGGCCGACCGCGCCGCCCGCATTTCTTAAGAAGTACGGCCCCGCGGGATTAAATCTGTCAATCCTGCATTCTTTTACAAAGCTCGCTCTGCCTGCAGTATTCGTGTCACTCTCTCCGCGGAGAGATAGGGGTTGTCTAGGCCCGGCGACAGAGTCCCGGTCATTATTACCTAGACAACCTTGTAGCCAACATGGCTACATACAGGCCAGAAGCTCGGCACTGGTTATTCACTCTGAACAACCCAACCCTCGATGAGCTTCAACTCACTCTTATCTTCGAACATATCGGATACGACTATCTCGTATTTCAAATGGAGGAAGCTCCTACTACGGGTACGCCTCATTACCAAGGATATGTCGTCTTTAGCCGAAAGCGACGCCTCTCTACTTTCAATGGGCTCATACCAGCTCATTTTATCATTGCTCGCGGTTCTCCAGAACAGAATAGAGAGTACTGCACGAAGGAGCCTCGAATCGGAGAATTCTGCGAACTGGGAAAAATCCCAGATGATGCCGGCCAAGGCAAGCGCTCCGACCTCGTCGAACTTCACTTCGCTCTACGCAATGGACTCTCAAATGTCGATTTCTCCAACGACCACTTCGCCCATTTCCTCAAGTATCCCAATCTTGTCTCGAACTACAACGTGGCCCAAATCGTTCCTCGAACAAACGGATGCACCATTCAGTGTGTACTCATCTTGGGGCCCCCTGGTACCGGCAAAAGTCGTTACGCCGCCACCCTCGCCGACTCATGGGCCTTGGGACCAACCTATCGCCACAGTACCCGCCAGTGGTGGGATGGATATCGCGGTGAGCGAGTCGTCATCTTCGATGATTTTCGAGGATCTTGCCTCTCTTTCACGGACTTTAAACGAGTCGTGGACCGCTACGCCCTTCGAGTTCAAATTAAAGGGTCTTCGTGTGACCTGGCAGCCACCCATTTCATCTTCACAACCAACTCCGAGCCGACCACGTGGTGGCAAGAAGAAGTAACTGCAGGCGACGCTCAAGCAATCTACCGCCGCATCGACAAAGTCCTCTACATGCCTACGCTCAACACAATTCATGAATTTCCAGAATACGCGGACTACGCGCGCGTTGTTTTACAACGCATCGTTGCGCATGGTCCACCACCTCTGCTACCACCTCCTCTTGTCATCGAATACGATGAAGAATAAATCATTTCTTTCTATGCCCTCCAACTATACACGTCCCTATTATTCACCTGGGGACCTTCTATACAAAGCAACTAACTATATAGCTCCATATGCGTATCAGACGGCGAAGAGTGTCCTCGCGGCGACGTACCCGCAAATCGCCGATTCGCTCTCGATTCCGCCGCTCGCCAAGACGCTCCTCAAGGCGGGTATCAAAACGTTTGTTCGCTCGCCGACAAATGTTTC